GTAGGCATTACTGAATATTAAATGTTTGATTTACCATGCTTGCCACCGTTGCCGTCTGGTCTAAAACTCCGTTCACATAAAAGTTAAATATCGTGTCCGCTAATACTAAAGTACCTCCGCTTGCTACCTGTACTGAGTAGGTGCTGTCTGTGTTTCGTACCGTTGCATCTGCCCCGACTGTACTATCCGTGTAAGTTCCGCCACTTGGTACGGTTGCTAAAAGGTTTCCGTTTTGGTCGTAAACTAATACCGGTTTACAAAGATTGTTTACCGTTGGCGCACTGCTTATAGGAATAGCGCATCTGTCACCCAACCATTGAATTTTAACATCTAACTCCATAGCCCACCCCGTTACCTTTGCGCTGAAGCGTTCTGTAAATGGTGTAAGCGAAGCGGACTTAGAAACAATAAAAGTATTTGCGTAGCTTGGTGTATCTAAAATTGATTTAATGTCTGAAAGGATTGTTAAAGTATCGCTCAATACTTCATTCTCATTGCTTTCATCTGTATTCACTAAGTCCATTACAGCAATACCCATTCGCACTGTTTCAAAAGGAAACTCTAAATTAGCTGACAAAGGGCGCACCCAGAGCAAAGGGAATTTTTTGTGAGCAGCCTGGTTGCTTTCCATAACTTCCCACAAGTCACCATCTACAAATGAATGTATTTGATAGTGATTAGTAGCAATGTCACTTAGTAACTGAACTACCTGATTATATGTATATGGTTGCGTTAAAGCCATTAGATAATATCTATTTCAGTAGGACCGTCATAACAACCGCAGCCATCAGTTCCTAAAAATATATTTGTAGTATAGTTAGTACCGTTTGGATTGATAGTGTCTATGCCGTCACCCGGATTAGAATACAACGGATAAGAACTATCATTTTCACTCAAGTATTTCGTAACTCTTTCTGAATACCATTCCGCCTTATCCTTCCAATAATCCATTAACCTCATAAGACTATCTAAGTCCGCAGCTTCATTATTTTCGCCTGACTGTTTTCCTACGTTCTTATTCCTGTACTTGTATGTATTAGGGATTGTAAACTCATAGACTACCCACATTTTTAAAGCAGGTGTTACATAGGTATCAAGTAAAGTAGTATTTAAAGCAGTTAAAGTTCCTGCTTGTATTTGTGTTTTTAACTGAGCATATAAACCGCTGCCAATGATAGGCTGTATTCGTTGATCCTGTGCAATTAATATCATAGGCTTCAAAGCCTTCATATCCACATTCTCGTCAATGATACTGCCCTCTTTTAGTTGGGTTTCTGAAATAAAATATACGTTAGTTGCTGCCATGTTATTTCTCTATTACGGTTACTAAAGCCCATACGTGCCGGCAGAAGGGTGTGGTTTCGCCTGATGTCGGATTACGATAAAAACCTCCGCGTCTTACCCATACTGAATTTTCATCCCCGTAAACACGCTGCGAAATTTGACTAAGTTCGTTACGTGTGTAAAGTTTATTAAGTCCGATTAGCTTCTCGCAGAAAGGACGGGTTCTGTCATCTGGTAACACCGCAGGCTGTCCCTTTAAATAAGGACTAAGAGCGTATTGATACATCGACTTAATCTTTAAAACGTTATTCTGTTTTAACATCTTGTTTCCTGCGCTTGTAATCTTGTAATTAGTTCCGTCTGTATCTAATAGCCCGTCTTCTTGCAATTTGTTTACAATCTCTAAAACCGTTTCAGATGGCAATTTAACAGCGTCTGCTATTTCGTTTATTCCGCCTTTAGGGTTTCCCTTAATTGCAGATAAAACCTTTCCGTCCTCTTTGGATATTTCTACCGTTACAACGTCCTCGAATTTAATAGGTCTGCGCTTGTGTACAAATTTTGTCCTAATAAATGAATAGTTATCAGCAGGCACTCCGTATTCAGAAAAGACTTGTAACACACTATCTTCGTCAGCTTCTGCAAAGTCGTGAGCGCATTCTACGTGCGTACTCATTTGAGTTGGTGGTACTGAATTATTGATTAAAGCAACTGAAAGGTTTTCGCTAATCCATTTGCGTTTTTCTTCAGGTGTTAATACAAGTGAAACGTCAGCATCCGATAAAGTAAATTTAAACGGGTTGTAATCTTTTACTTCCAATCCCTGAGCAACTCCATACATTTGAGCAAAGTCATTAAACACTGCTAATATCTTATTCCTTCGGGTGGTGATGTATGTTTCGTTAAACATTGCAAAGGCATCTTTTAACTCGTCTTTGTTTTGGTTCATACTTGCGCCTGTCATAACACCCATTAAAGCGGGTGAAGTAACGCTGTGCGCTATAAAGATTTTGCTTTCAACTGTCTTATTAAGTATGTCAAATTGCTTGTCAAAGTCGCTTGGCTGAATGTTTGTGATTAGCGGCTCTTTAGATTTACTATCTGAAAATACCAATATCACACCGCCTGCATTATCTGTTCCGCTAAACTTTCTTTTTAACTTTTGTTCAATCTTCTTCTGTTCTTCAGGTGTTGGTTCACCGTTAAAAAAGTTGATTATAGTTGACCCTGTGAACCCGTTACGTAAATTGTTTACGTGAAAGTTCGCTATTTGATAATCGCATTCTATGTAAGGGGTGGCAGGTAAATAGTTTGGAGTTGGGTATGTATCCATTCCGTTCTTAGGTCGGTAGTTTACAAAGTATAAAATACTTTCTTTCTTTTTATCTTTATCAAATGCAGGGTATTCTTTAAAGCCTGTATCTTCTGCATCCTGTCTGTACTTGCTCCAATCTTCTGAATAGTAGAAAGTAGTTCTATCTTCATTCGCCCTGATACGCGAAAAGGAAACGTGATACGCAGTCCACCCGCCTTTTTTAGTTGGTATCATTTGTAAAGCAAAGCCATTAAACAACTCATTATCTAACGCTACTTTTGCAAATAAACTATCTACCGTTCCTGATGTAAAAGTATTATTGAAAATATCAAAAGCCATACGCTCTGATACATTCAATGACTTAGAACGTAAGCCCTGACCTGATATGTATTCACTCTTTGAATTTACAATAGTGTTGTGAGTAGTTGAACGGCTAAATAAGTCAATTAACTCATTAGGGTAAAGGTTATTATTTCCGTAGAATATCCAATCCTTACCCCTCACTTCTTTAAATACGGGTATCTTCGTTTCCTCAAAAGAAAGGTAGGTTATAGCTGATGAAGTCATTATTTTACTATTAGCCATTATACACGTATTCGTTTATTGTTTGGGTGTGTGAGTATTCAGTAGGTAGAGTTGTTGTAACTAAGTATTTACCTTCTTCTACTAAGGTCTTGCCAGTGGGGTCTAAACTTGTTGAACTTGCCTGTTCATATACATAATACTTCCCAAAGCCCGTCTGTAAACTTACTTGTCCGCTTAGTGGTGTCGGGCTTGCTTGGTCGGTTATCGTAAACTTATTATATCTGTAAGTGTATAAACTTAAATCAGTTGCTATACAATAGTCAATACTTCCGTCCTGGTCATTGACAAATTTCCACAAATAATAAACCGTCCCCGTTAATGTAGTTTTTTCAGCAAGTGTTACTACTATGGTATTCGCGGAAGTCTTTACAAACGATAGCATAATAGTAAATATAAGAAAGTTACTTTTGTGCAATAGCCTCATAAACTTCCCACCGCTTTTTATTGACTTCTGCTATGTGAAACTTTTGAACGTCTAAGTATAACTGCTCGCTTAAATCTTCTAACAACGCAGGGCTTTCTATTAAGCGTTTAACACCTTTTACCCAGTCTTCGCTATACTTTACCACGATAGAGTTTTTAGCGTTGCAAATGTCAGTATATGGCTTTACATCGGACACTATCAGCCCTTTCTTATGGAAGCCCGCCTCAATTACTTTTAACTCGCTTTTCTTTGTGTTAAACTCCGTATTTCGTAGGGGTGCTAAAGCTACGTCAAATGAATTGTAATGTAATCCATACGAATAAACATCGGTAGTTGGCAGTGCTGTGTATTTCTCATTCTTGTAATCGTTGGTTATTATCCTTTTGTAATACTCATAAACCCCGTCTTCATTTCCATCGTGAACGAATTTAAAATGTACCGGCAGCGATTGATTGTAAAGATCCTGTGCAAACCAATACAGCAACTCAATATCTTCTACATGGCACGACCCGCCAATCCATCCTAATCGTAAATCATAAGAGGCTTCAGGTTTAACGTACTGAAACTGTTTATAGACTTCTGGGAATACTGCGTTTGGTATTACGTGAACATTTCGGTTAATTCCTTTTACTGACTTCGCTAAGTATTTAGTAGTGCAAATTACATGGTCCGCTACTTCTACTGCCTCCCTTATCAGGTCGGTGGTCTTATTTTGTTTCCACTCCTTTTGAAGAATGTGACCTGCGCCAAGCTGCCAATAGTCATCTAAATCTAAAACCAACTTTGTATGTTTCTTTATTTCGGCTGCAATCTCTTTAGTCTTTCCGTTGTAGTCAATACCCCTGCTAAAAATTACAAAGTCGTATTTAGTAAAGTCTATCCCGTCAGTATTAGCGCAGCTAAATAGTTCTACTTCGTAATTCTCCCCTAAGTGATGGTGTGGCATTTCTAAGCGGTAAAAGTTACTGCCCGCCCCGCCTAAGTTATAGACTAAAAGTATTTTCATGCGCCAAATATAATAAAAAAACCCCTGCATTTAGCAAGGGTCTTTTCAAAAAATCAGTATAAAGAACGATGTTACAATCCTAATGAAGTAATTACTGAAGTCGTTACAAGCTGAATGTCGTTAGCTTCGTTGCCAGAGAATGTAATCTCATAGCCGTTTCTATCCCCAAATGCCAATCCTGACTTACTTGCCTGCGCTGATTTCATCAATCCATAATCCAAACCGAATACAAAACTTTGACCGTCACGCATCTTTACAATAGCGAGCAGTCTATTCTGTGCAAGTAGTTTCAACTCTTGTCTTAACGCTGCTGTAAGCCCGTTAATTGCAAGTTTAACCTCTTGAGCATAGAAGATAGTGCCGTTAGGTCTGCTTAGTGTTTCATTGCTTGTTGCCTCTGAAACTTCTTCTTCTTGTTCGTATTTAAAGAACTGACCACCGCCAACGGTCCAAGCTGTTACCGTTCCCGATGCAGCTGTTACCGTTCCTTTGTTTCCGTAAGCTAAGAATGACACCCATTCTACACCGCCTACTGACGTTCTACATCCGAGTGAGTAGCCAACTGTTAATGAACATGCCATGTTTTTATCTGTTTTAAAAAAGAAAGGCGGGCTTTAATTCCCGCCCCTCTCTTTGAGTTTGTAATTTATTACGAGTTTGCGTATCTTACGATTTCGCTTGGGTAAGCAATCTGCCATCCTCTGCGGAAGCGGAATGAATACTTTACGTTATCGTCATCTGCTGAGTACCACATTTTAACCTGTTCTTCTTCGTTTTCCATGTCGCATCCTAAGAATACGTTTTCAGGGTTAAAAGCGAAGATACAGTTTTGTGCTGCTACTGAATACAGAGCATCCAATCCGTGAACTGGTACGATTTCGTGTACTGAACCTTCAGCCATAATTCCCTGTTGTGTTCCGCTGCCTACTGCTACGTGATACAAGTTTGCATCCATCAAAGCCTGACGATAGATTTCAGCCGCATCATAACCCATAAATATTCGAACTAAACTATTACCCTTCAACGCTGCCGGGATGTTGCTGATTATGTTTTTGATAATCGCTCTTGCATTTGTAGCGTTGTAAGTTGATGCTGTTGCAACTACCTCACCTGTTGCGTTTACGATGGTCTTGATAAGTCCATCATACAGTAAAAGGTATTGAGATGGTGAACCTGTGTCACCCTGCCAGTCAGCTGTTTCCAAACGCTGTTTAATACCACCAACGATATTATCTACAATCGCTTTAGGTACGTCAGCCTCTGAAATTTGCTGTCCTTTCTTCAAAAGAACTTGCGTCCATTTAGCTTGCAATGCACGTGGGCAAAGAGTGTCTTGGAATTTAATAGCAATAGTAGTAAGGTTACGTTGTGTGAACGTTACATCTCCTGAAGCATTAAAACCGCAAGTTTCCCCCGCCTGTGGCACTGAGTTGGTTGATAATAGTTGCAAAGCTGCGGCACTTTTAATGCCTGTTTGCAAGTTCATGATAGCTGCGGTTTCCGCGCTGAATTGCACCGCTGTTAAGAGGTCGGTTGACGTTTGGTCAACGTAGTCTGTGAGTGCTGATACTGTAAATCCCATTGTTTATTTTTTTAAGTTGTTAATGCTTTTTGCTAATTCTAAAATTCGTTTTGTTTTTTTGTCGGTTGCAGATGAAAAGGTTTGTTCTTTTTCTTTTGGTTCACCTACCGGCAAGTCACCAATCTCATTGATTAGTTCCGCCATTACTTTAAAGTCTGCGCTTATCTTTGCAAGTTCGGACGCTTTCAAGTTGTTGATAGCTTCCTCAATCTTTGTGTTAATATCTTCTTTTGGTGCTTCGCTGAATTTACCTTGTAGTTCTGCAACGGTATTTGTAAGTGCTTCCACTTTTGCAAACAAGTCAGACAATGCCGTCCCCATTTGTTCTACTGTCATTGCTTCTGCGTTGGCTACCTCTGGTTCTGCGTTTGGGTCTTTAGCCGCTTGTTCTGCTCCGGGCGTAATTGTTACTACTACCCCTGCTGCCATTTCCAACATAGTACCGTCTTCTAATTCTACAACACCGTCAGGAACTGCAACGTCACCGTCAGGAGTTGAAACAAAAACAGCAGTACCTTCTTTAAGCTCGCCCTCGTATTTCAGAATAGAACCGTCTTTAGCAACAGCTTCAGAGAATGCGCCTTTAATAAGGTTCTCAATAGCTGCGAATTTCTCCGCCCCTAAAAGTTCTTTAATTTTTTCTTTGATCTTCATACCTGTAAATATTAAATAAAAATTATTGTGCAAAAATGTCTATCAGTTTTTTTATCGTTTGCTCTGAACTGTCCGTTAAATGTTCTTCAATAAAAGTGCCTTCTACTGAAAAACCTGTGAGCGTTCCTGTCTTAACAAAGTTTTCCCAAACGTCATTATTATCAATCTTCATTGAAACAAACCATGATCCGTCTGGTAGTTCATCGTAGCCTTTCGGGGTTTCTATTCCCCGCGCTTTATCAATCAACATACTTTCAATAACATAAACCCCGTCCGTTACGTTGGCATGGTTCATATTTACGTTGCTTGTAAACTTGTTTCTGAAATACTTTTCTACTATCTTGCGAATAGTGTCCGCCTTAAACATTACAAAGTATTCGCCTCTTGAATTGTCTCTGCGGTATATAGGCATATTGGCAATCATAGCAGCACCCGAAACGATGCGTTTCTCTTTGTCTCCTAACTGAAATCTGTGCTTACTTCCGTTGAATACGTGCCACCCTTTTTCTATTGCAGGACGGTCAACTATGCTGATAAAATTTACCCCTACATTATCCTCATCGTTAATCGTAAGTTCGTAAATAGGGAAGTCTTTTGCCATACCTGTAAATATAATTTTACTATATTTGTGCAAAATCAAAAAACCAAACAACATGGAAGAAACCGCAACAATATCACTGAAAAGATTAAAGGAACTTGAAAAATACGAAGAAGCCCTTAACGAAAAAAAAGCAGTATTTTATCAAAATTTTGGAACTTACGGCTTCTCAAGACTTACTATATTATCTGAAACGGAAACAAATAAGGTTTTACTAAACCATATAAGAGATTTAGATAAGCAAATCTTAGAAATAAATAAGACTAAGAAACGCTGGTTTTAAATTACTGTATCTTACTAAGCCCCTCAATTACGTTTACCTGTTGCTGCGTTCCTGTTATATCCGTTTCAGTTACATAAACCTGTTGTGGAATAGGAATAGACTGAGGGGTTTGTGGAACTTGTGGGGCTTGGTTTCCTACTTCAGGCGCGCCAACACTTCCAACGTTTCCTACCTGTGATATACTTCCACCGCCTCCGTCAAACTTTTGAGATGCAATAGTTGCTATTTGTATTGCTCCGGTAATACCTGCCAAAGCTGCCAAAGCTATGCCGACTGGTCCTGCGCCCATTTGAGCCATAATAGCTTGTGATGTATTAATAACAGTATTTACAATAGCTAAAGCCTTGCCACGTTCAAATTGTTTTTTCTCTAAGGCTAACCGTTCCTTTGCGTTCTTACTTCTGTTTTGGTTTTCAGATTGCGTAATTAAATTATTGAGCGCACTAAGAGCGTTTGCGCTTGCTGTGGCAATAGCAAAACCATCGGCTATGGCTTTTCTTTTTGCTGCCGCAACTTCTTCTATATTCTTTAATTCGTTTGCCGCTATTATATCATCCAGTGCCAACTGCGCTTCATTGGCTTCTTTCTTTATTCGTGTGGCTTCGTCAACCCCTGCCTGTACTAATTCTAAATCCTTCGCTTTTTTCTCTGCTTCTATTTCTGCATTGGCTTCGTTGAACTGTGTCTGTAAAGCAAGTAATCTCTCTGCCTCTGCAATTTTTGCCGCCTCTTTTTCTTTTACAGCTTTCGCTGCCTGTTCCGCTTCTTTGTCGTCTGAATTATCCTGATCCTCACCCTCTTTTGTTATAGCATCCTGCTTCAACTTCGCTTGGCTGTCGTAATACTGTTTTTCAAATTCTAAGTTCTGAATCTGCCTGTCTTCTATTAATGATATCAAAGCGGACTTTGCTGCACGGTGTTTTTCTAAATCTTCGACATTCTTAAAACTTTCTTCTTTTATTTTGTTTGCAGCGGCTAATTCTTCTTCAGCTAATCCAATAACTAATTCATTGCCGTAAATTTTTGCGTCCAATATTTCCTTTTCGGCAGCACCTTGTAATTTAAGATTTCTTATTCTATTGGTTGTTGCCTCGTCCTGCAACTTCATAGCCCCTGAAGTTGTTTCGTTCAACTTGTTATAGGTATCGAGTTCTTTATTTGACGCACTAATCGCAGCTGTTAAATCATCCCAATACGCTATGAGCGTTCCTATTAATACAATTATCGCTCCTATACCCGTTGAGATTAATGCTATTCTAAATGCCTTTAATGCAAGTGTTGATGCGCTTGTGACGTATGTATATAGAACCTTTGCTGCGCTTGCTGCGTTTGTAGCTACAGCACCTTCTGCTTGTAGTGTGTTTGCTATTGCTTGAATACCATTTAATAAAGCTAACGATGCCTGTATTTTTAAAAGTGATTTATTTAAATCTTCACTTTCAACACCAAACAAGGCAGCAGCACCTTGAGCAGCAGCGAAACCGCCCGCTATTCCTTGAGCCACCCCAACCACCGTATCTAATTTACGGGTATCACTTGACAGTGTTTTTATCTTTGCGCTTAAATCGCCTAATTTATCTTCTGCTTCAGCCGCCTCTAATGCTATTTTATTAAACGCATCGCTTCCCTCCTCAAGGCTTTCAAGTTCTAACTTAAGTTGTTTTAGTTTACCTTTTAAACTTTGGGTATTCTTTTCAGCCTCGCCCGTCTTAATATTGAGGTCTATTGCTACTTCTTCTGCCATGTTATAATGTTATAATTCTGTAAAGGACGTAAACTTTAATATCTGAATTTCCTGCTGTTGGGTTGCCTGTTGCAACTTTTAGCTTTAACGATTTATTGCTTATTATCTGCGTTGCAGCAGCCCCGCCCGCTGTTAAAGCAACAGTCCCGAATTTACGATGGTTTGTTACGGTGTAATTTATTAATACGTCAAATTGCGCTGTGGTTGCAGTGTCATTAATTAACTGCATGGTGGTATTTGTAGCGTAAGCCGCTGAAACAAAAGCAGAATAAAAACTTGCCGCCACTACCTCAATAGCATACCCTGCGCCTGGGGCTGCAACAATATCTAACTGTGTTGCATTTAAAGTTAATACTTGAGCCGTTGGAATGCTTAATGAGGCTGAATAAATTACTCCTGTGTTGTTTGCCCGTATAAACTTTGCATCATTAAAGTAACTAACATTACTTTCTGTTACAGTAATTCCATCGGTAGCAATCAAGGTTACATTCTCTAAATTAGGCGCAATAGTATTTCTATCACCCTGAATAAATAAACTCTTTGCACCAAACCCAACCGTATTATTATACCCGTGAATAACTACACCGCTTGCCCCGTCCTGTACGATATTATCTTCGCCTGTAATTACTACCCCTGACGAAGCCCGACCATGTACTCTATTGTTTTTTCCGCTTATCCACGTACTTAGCCCTCCGCCTGCATAGTTCTTTTCCCCTGTGATTACAGTAGTGCTTGGTCGTGCCACTACGTTGCCATCTTGAAAGGTACTCATATCAATTACAGGAGCGTTTTCTCTTGCATTTACAACGATGTCAATACCTCCGTTCATTATTTCGGAGTTACTAACGAATGTCGATGTGTCTTTAATCTTTATGAACTCGCACTTAGTTAGATTGCTTTTAACAGGATTGTAGTCGTAAATCTTATTGAGCCTTAAAGCGTGTGAGCCTACTCTGTAAATCTTTCTGAAATCTAAATTGAGAATATCAACAGGGGTAAGCCAGAAGTAACCCGTTACCAATTTGCTATCTCTATCCGTTACCTCGCTTATCAT